TGACTCCTTCACTTATATACAGGAGCTTTCGAAATTCGTTCAGCCTCTTCTGATCTGTCCCTACATGTTCAACTACAGACTTGAGCCATGTCAGGTAGTCGAAGCATTCTTTTGGCCCACCTTTTTCATTATGCACAACATTGTTCTTTCGCTTTGACGCTCTTTCTCTTCCGGGCAATCGTGGATTTCCAGCTTCTCTCTTGATCCACTTGTTTCTCCGCCGAATGGATCTGACTGTGTCTGAGTTGATACCTAATACTTTTCCAATCTCAGGATCTGACTTATCTTTCCAGTTGTTCCTGATGTAGTCCGTATAATATTCGTCATTTCTGCTTCGGTGTTTAAAGATCCCCATTCACCCACCCCTTGTATATGGTCCTCCCTCTCCCCACTATATATTGTGCCGATGATCGGGGCAGATCATCTTTTTGTTGCCGTGTCCGAAGGAATCACAGCAACGGACAGGGAGAGGGAGGATTTTCATTCGGCCCATTCTGGACAACGACTCCATTTGTCTTCAACAAAGTTGACAACACAATCAGACATGCTTTCTCTGATCATGCGTGCTCTTCCTTTGGTTACATACCGCACAGACATTTTCACTTTACCCTGTCTGATTGAAACATTGCATCTCAATCTCACAATGTCTCTAAGGGTTACCCTGTCTGGATGTTTCTCGATGTACCTACTGCGTCTTCAGCCAACGCAGATGAAAACGAAGATGCTTCTGCTTTATGTCGTGCTCTCTTTTCATTCTGTACACGCTAACAAAATGGCAGCAATAAGTATCATCACCACTGACAGTTCCAATGCACTCATTCCGTCCCCTTGTATTTCTGAAGGCGTTTGCTCCGCCTGTATTCGGCAATTTCTTCGATAATCCATGCAGTCCATACTCCTGGACCACCAATTATTCGGATCAGGTAAATCATGTAGTTGGGGAGTCGCTTGCCACCCTTCATCGAATTGTAAAACTCGGTCATCCCTACAACGATCACTCCCCCGACTGACCATGCAACGATAAGAAGAATTCCAATCATGACAAGAAAAATACTCATGAAGTCCATCTGTCACTCCCCCTCTTGAACTGTCCATCCTACTCCGTTTGTCGTCCATACCTGAATCGTTACGCCATCAGGTTCTTCTATGTCCAACACCCACCTTCCAGGCAGGTGATGCCCGACAAATCAGGCACAAGGCCAGTAAGTAATATCTCGTGGCCTTGAAAATGTCCTGAGTCGATCTTCTGGTTTTGTTCCGTCAAATCCATAAGCGTCATATATCAATTCAACAGTATCGGTTCTTGAAGAGAGCGCTACAACCCAAGTGTGTATCCCGTGACCTTGGGTGATGTAAAACAGTTCTGCCATCGCCGTCTTGTCAAGGCACAAAACTAAGAAAAAACGATCAGTATTGTTTTTGCTTTTTTACCCATCTCAAACACGATCTTGCATAAGATACAGCATCTTCTCTACTGTGCTTTTGATGTGCTCTCCTGACGAAAGCACAACTTTCAGCCTAAACACTTCTTCTCCGTCTATTTCCATTCCAGCGTCAACACTGGTAGAACGGTGATCACTAAACAAAGAAGACATCATGTGCTCTTCATCTATGTCTATGGATATCCGTATTCGTTTCGTGATTCACATCTCATCGCCATACGATGCTTTACCAAATATTGGATGAATACAATTGAAAATTTCCTGCACACGAATCTGTGTTTCCTTGTCGTAGTAGCCTGCCCAGTAACCAAGGTTATGCCTCGCTATTGCAACAGCGTCCTCGTTTTCCTTTCCTGGTGTTCTGCTTAATCTGTCCGCAATGTAAGCGGAATAATCCCTGAGATACTGCATTGCCTCGTCCTTGTCCTTTATTTCCATTGCAGGTTTGAGGCACTCACCAACCGTTAGCTCTGCTTTGTTCTCTGGATTGAACTTAATCATCTTTGGCATCCCTTTCTTTCAATTTGTTCTTTCTCATTTTGACCAAATTCTTCCAGTGTTGCTCAATGTCAGGATGAACTGGCGTTTCGTGATTTTCTTTTAACAGTTTTTCCGCTTCAGCGCCAAGACGATCAAGATTCGCTTCAAGAAAATCATTCATAGAAGGAAAATGTTCTTCATTACAGTATTGTGGGTACAGAAGCTTAGAGTAATCGATGATCATAAAGCCGTGCTTCAAATCTCGTGTACGACAAATGATGTCCAAATCAGCACAGCCTGCCTGAAATCCAGTACACCCCAATTTCGCAGCTACATAATTAAAAGCCGCAACAGCAACAATGCTCATTGCATAAACACAGGTGCCGTAATCGTGTTCTCGCTCTGTCAAATCCTCAATTATGTTTTCAAGTTCCTGCAACGACCTCGGAAACTTGACCTCGAAATTTCTCAGCTCTTGCTCACTCATCAATCTCAAGTCAGCCATGTCTTCCTCCTATTTTTCAATCACTCGACTAACATGTTTACCAGCAAAGATTTGTGGAGCCACAGCAGAAATGAACCCTCTCGAAACAAGCTCCATGATTATCGGCTCAGTGAGTTCTTTGGCAGGATCGCTTGCCAAATTCACAGACCGAGAATGGAACGCCAGCTCCTTTTCTTCTCTGAAATAGGTCGCTATTTCTGCACCATCAAAAAAAACAACAACAGCATTGTTTCGTGCGTTCAGTCTAAAGGTCAGCCTCTCCTGAAACAACTTCTTTTCCATTTTCACGATCCTCCATAGTTTCTATTTCATCCAAACAAGTTTGGCAGATAAAAACATGATGCAAAGTGTAAGTCATTCTGTTTTGACTATCTGTTCCAAAATCCCCATAAGCAACTTTTATTATCCTTTTTTCATTCGATGGCTTTATCTTATCGCATTGGGAACATTTGAAATAGGGATAAGCGCAAACGGTCATTCATCTACCCCTATTCTTGTTTGTTGCAATATCAATAAGTGTCAGCGCAACATCAGGTTCGAGACATTTATCAACAGTCAATCTTTTATATTCCTTGTAAAGAAGATCTACCTCAAAATTAAGGTGTGCCTTCTTCAATTCGCCAAACTCAGGTGTGATGTACCCAATAGACTTCGTGATAGATTCAACAAGTGACTTGCCCGAATCAGTCGACATAACAGAATTAAACGCAGTCGATATGAGATGGATGTTCCTGAGTATGTTGAATGTCAACATCGCTACACTGGCTCCTTCTTTACCGAGACTGGCGTTTATCCTTCCTCTAAACTTCTCAAAGTTTTCCATTAAATCACCTCTTAATCAGGATCAAAACTAGGCAAAGGTACATCCGCCTTTTCAGGATCCTGTTCATACTGAATGCCCCGGTCTCCTGGATAGGGTTGTCTGTGATCGAAACTATTTGACACGATCTCAATTGGTATCTCATCAAATGCCTTGCAACTGTTCCCTTCAATGAAATGTTTGCACGAATCGCACAAACACACCCCAAATATGTCGTCGATATATTCTTCAAGACCGCTAAACTTTTTCACTCCTAATCACCTCACTTCAAATCAAATGCTCTTACCCACTTGCTTTCATCCTTTAAGAAGGAACGAAACCCAAACAGACCACACATGTCTCTAAAAGAATCAAGAAACAGAATCTCGCTGTTGAAATTAACTACACACTCTTTTGTTCCAGGAAAAGGAAGTGTAACAAGTGTTGCATTCCTATTTACAATTTTGGCACCCTCATTGGAAACAATTCTCTGGAATGCTTTTGACGACTTCGGCAATTCATCTTTGAGAAAACGAATCGCTGTTTTCTCACCAACACCTAAAATTCCTGGAACAGAATCTGAAGAACAACCAACAAGTGATCTAACCTCTGCCCACCTACTACTAGGAATGTCATACTCTGCACAAAAATCTCTGTTTGTGTAAACTTTCTTTCTCATTGGATTGAAGATAGTGGTATTATCATTAAGTAACTGGTACAAATCCCCATCTGTTGAAACTACAATCCACTCTCCATTACTTTGACCAACAACTCTCGCTATGAGATCATCGGCTTCATATCCAGATTGAACAAACTGATTCTGAAAACCCAGTCTTGGTATAATCTCCCTCCGTAACTGATCAAATTGTAACCTTGCAATATCATTCTCCCAAATTTCCTGATCAGTCAAGTTTTCCTTTCTCCGAGAAGATTTATAGTCTGGAAAAAGTTCCCGTCGCCGACTTTTTCTAGAGTCCCAACAAAACACAAAATGCTTAGTTGAGAATCTTTCCGCCAACCGCAAGAGATGCAACATGAACCCGAAAATAACGCCCGTCTCTTTCTCATAGAAGGACAGGCCTTTCATGGAGTGCTTACTTATGTGAGCAAGACATGAAGAATCAACAACAAGAGCAGTCATTATTCTTTCCGATCAGTTTTATACTTCGGTTTTCTGTTTGTACTTATTTCTTTCTCAACGGAATCCCAACACTCTTGGACACGCTGTCGTAGCAGGTTTTCCAATCCGTCCTCTTCAATAGCCTTGATAAGCTCACTCTTGAGCATGGATGTGTTCCCATCAGTGATGAGTGAATCTCCTGTAACAATCCTGCTACCAGCCATCGACCACTCGCCTTCCGCCAGGAGGAAGTTGATGCAACTCTCAATGTCATCTACACCATAGTCGAACAAAATCGGAAATTCAACAGTGCGTAGTTTCCCAGTAACTTTGTTCTTTTTTACTCTCGCTCGAACATCAACACCGACATCCCTGGTCTTCCGCTTAATATGCCCCATAATGTGAAGCCAGTACTCATGGGCGGAATAAAATCGGAGTGCATTACCTCCTGATCTTGTTTTCTTCTCACCAAATGTAGCGCCAATATTATCCCTCGTCTGGGAAAGAACAAGCATCAATGAGTCAGTTGACTCAAGATAGTTTGTAATCACCCTAAACAACTCACCAGCGGCTTTTGGTTTCTCTGTTTTGTATGACCCTTTCTCTTTCCCTTTTTTCATTAACTCCTCAAATCGGTCTAGTTCCTCCTGCGAACCAATAGCATCAAAGGAGTCAGTACCATAAAGAAATGGTTTACCCTTACTAACATACTTCACAACATTCTTTAGCCAATCTTGGACCGTCCTTGACCGCTCAAACACAACCCTGTCACTGGGCATATTGAACAACTTAGCAATATCCATAAAGAAGGCGGCTTCTGGTTCATCATAGACAATGATAATATCGTCAAACGCTGGGTTGTTGGCAACTTCAGCAAATGCAGTCCACAGTAGAAATGTTTTTCCCGCAGAACTGTCACCCACAATATTTGCCATGCTACCCATAACATACCCACCATCGACCTGATCGGAAAGACAAAGATTAAGGAGGGTACTCCCAGTGGGGAGATAGCGGACATCTTTTTCCTGGTTTCCCCTCTTTTTTCTAATCTGTGTCTTAACGGACTCAGTTGAAGATGAGGGCTCACGCCTCCTCAACTTTGTCATTACACCCTCCTACGACGAACCGTCCTGGCTGGAGATGTCTCAGCGGCTGAGGTTTCAGTTACTGCAGCCCGCTGTCCTTTACGGAGAGTCTGCCTTGAATCTTTCTCAGCAGCACACTCTTCCCAAATAGGACAGTCTTGACAATCCTCTAACTTATCTGTGTCAACACCAAATGCACCACCACTTGGACACTCAGGAGTAGCCACTGGTAAATTTCTTCTACGAACCGACCTTTCCACAGATGCAGGTACATCCTCTTCCGCCCTTTCAGCGGGATTTTGTACCTCTGAGGACATCCGTTGTCGTCTACTCACACGACTACCAGCATCACCTGTTGCACTGGGCTTCTCAACTGCAGCATCCTGAGATGGTTTTGCTGTTGCATAGTACGCTTCAGCAATTTCGTCATAGGTTGGAATATAGAGCAACTCTTCTAAGCAAAAAGTGCTATCAAGAATCTCATCCGCAATCTCGTAGTCCCTGTCAACGAATCTGTGCCCAACATACCGAGTGCCTTCTTTTGACTTGCCTTCCCGACGAAAGATAATCGACTTACCCCTTGTGGGATCAGCAAATGCAATAAAACCACCACCCCTGGGTGTTGCCTTTGCAAGTTCTGACAGATGACGTTCCATATTCCAGTGTGCAATAGGCCACACCTGAACGCCTTTATCTTCTTCCTTGTCATTGTCATAGCAAACGATGTTGTAGAGAGTAACTTTCTGCGGTTCCAACTTCTTGACTTCCGGGGAGTCATACTCATAACCAGAATCACGAAGTGATTTCTGCTCCTCACAAAGAGGACACGGCTTACCAAAGTTTCTTGCAGGGCAAACATACGAAGCGTCAAGCGCCCCAACATTTCGATGCACAAAGAGGGGGAGAACATAACCAATCGACCCAGGTTTTACTCGCGAATTAGGATTGTTCTCACCTGTGATGTAAGGAAGAATATCAATGCAGTGGTCACCTTCCTTAGCGTTCCAAATAGGAACCTCTATGTCCTCTCTAAAAAAAGTCTTCCCTTTACCATAAGAGTCCCTTTGCTCATAGGACTCTTCTGTTCTTCGAGTCAATTCTTCACCTGCCCGACGACGCAACTCTGACCATTTACTCATTTCTTCCTCCTTCTTCCTTTTGTCTCCTACGAAGACGTTGATTCATTGCCAACGACCGTTCATGTATATTTTGAAAATAATCTTCTCTGCTGGACTCACTCCGTGGCTGATCGCTGGAAACCCAATACCCATTTAACCACAATCTAACAAGATTCTCTAGCGCCGCTTTTTTGTGATTCAAAGCCTCAACCATTGTACCCAAAACAGCAACTCGCTCCCGTGCTATAAGATACTGTTTGTTTGCTTCAATTACCCTACTGTCCTTACTTACCACAGCCTTGACCACTGCTTCAGTAACTTTATCAATACCGAACTCGGCAGGGTGTTGTCTGACTTCAAGTTCAACTTCAGCTAGTACTAATCCCAACTCATCCTTTAGAGAATCACGGCGTGATTGAGCAACAGCGTGCTCTTCTGCCCACCTCTGATAGAGCGTTGCCTGCATCAACCACTCTCTATCGAGATTGTTTCGATCAATCTGCAGTTCATTTGCTCCACCAGGCATACAATCCTCCTACCTCTACTTTATTATAATGAATTTTAAAATTTACACGCTAAATAACAGGCATAAATAAAACCAGCCCGTCCTGTATAAGTTACAGGCTCTAAAAATGAACTGAGAATGTCTGCAAGTCGATCATCACTACGACTCAGTAGTACGACTGACAAATATCCAGCAACCGCTTGCCTGGCCTGCTCAGGATCCTGATTAAAGTTTCTTAGAACAGGTCCCAGACGCCGCCACCGCTCCGGTTGTGTTGCTATGAGAATATCAATGATGTCCTTGACCGCAGTATCATCACCTTTATTCTCAACAATTGCCTGCAGAGCGACTTCCTCATTTTCAATATCTATGATTTGATCCAATAACACCAATGCTTGACGGGGACTGCCTTCTGACGCTTTTACAATACTGACCAGGATAGTTTCTGAAATAGTAACCCCTTCAGATTCACAGACAGTGGTAAGGAGATTCCTCAACTTTGCCCTCTGTAAAGTGCCCAACTGAAAAACCTGACATCTACTCCTAATGGTCTTAAGCATCCGTTCAGGGTCTGTTGTACAGAGAATGAAAAAAACACCCTTAGGAGGTTCTTCAAGCAATTTTAGCAGGGCGTTTTGTGCATCGACTGTCTGTCGGTGACACTCATCAAGAATGTAGACCCGGCACTTTCCTCCCAAAGGAGCATAACTACAATTCATGGAAATCTCTCGAATAGTATCAATACCCCGTGTGTTTGCAGTATTGTACTCTTGAAGATCGGGCCCTGAACAACCCAATTCCTTGGCTACAATCCTTGCAAGGGTTGTTTTACCACAACCTGCTGGGCCTTGAAAAAGAAAGGCTGGTGGGATACCTACTTCCCGTCTCAGCACTGTCTTAAGAGCCTCTAATGTTGCTTCATTCCCAATAAACTTCTCAAAGGTATCAGGCCTGTACTTTGTATGAAGTGGATTATTATCATTACTCATCACTTTCTCCTTTGCAATCAGCCCAACTTCCACCATCAGGCGAAAACGAAAACTCAACTTCCAATGGTACAATTATCCAATCAAACGCGGCCCTCAACTTATCGCACATGATCGTCCGTGCAATATCTTTAAACTGAGCCTTTTCGTTTCTATGACAGTAAGAACAAATACTATCATGAATCTGACCAATGAGTCGGGAGTGCATCTTACATCTCCTAAAGGTCCACATCACCTTCGGGTATGCCCACAACAAACACTGGAATGCCGTGCCTTGAATTGGTGAGTTCATTACTTGGTTTCGGGACAGGTACCCATGCCGACGAAACCCAAAGAAATTTTCCACATATCCTGTTTTCAAATAATCTTGGACTACTTTCTGTCGCCACTCATGAGTATAGTGCAACCGCTCCCAGAACCTTTTTTCAACACCTTTCATGTGCTCTTCAAACTGCGAAAGGCGACCAATACCTTTCTTTGAGAGGTGCCTCCTAAGTAAGGTCCCGTCCGCAAGTGAACACGCTTCAGCCATCTCCCAACAATTCTTTGCACAGGCTTTATACCAATCCCCATAAAACTGAGGGAAGACAAAACCATTTTTACCTATATGTCTAATTGGCTTTATGACTTCATCTCTCGAGAGAATGAAAATATCCATAGCTTGATCCCGGTGCATATCAGTAGTAGGATCTTCAATGTACCTTATAAGCGCCGGATCTTTCGAGTAACATGCCATGATCCTAACTTCAATTGAACTGTAGTCAACTTCTGAGAAAAAGAAACCCGGTGGTGCAACAATACCCCTCCTTGTTACCTCCCTAGCGTCAACATCCCTATTCGGAATGTTCTGAAAGTTTGGGTTTGAACTAGACCCCCGCCCTGTCTCGGCCGTGTGAAGATCGAACGAAGGGTGGATTTTACCACTGAATTGTTCCCTTGTAAACTGTGCTAAGTAAGTATCTCTTAGTTTGAGGAACTTCCTAAGACGAAGTAACTTGTCAACGAAAGGGTTGTTAATCTGTCTGAGTGCATCCTCATCAACTGAAGGTCTTCCAGACACTGTTGTCTTTACAGATCTCAATCCCAGTATCTCATAGAGTAAGATTATCAAATCCTTTGACGAACCCAACTTCAATTCCCGTCCTACTTGTTGCTCAAATAACCGGGCCTCAGGAGAATTTACTAACTCAGATGTAAGTGTGTCAACCTGCAGCGTAAGTTTATTCTCCGCTGAAGTATAGTAGGGTAGGTCAATATGAATACCGTTTACCTCCGCTTCTACTAATCCTTCCAACCCATCCATCACAATATCTAATATTGGGGGGTCCTGTAACCACTTACTGCGAAGTTCCTTAAGTTGCTGTACAAGTAACCGATATCATAGAGAGCATCAAGTCCATTGTAAAGAAGTAACTCGTCAAGTGGTGCCTTGTGGATTGAGTTAAAACCTGCTTCATCAGCGTCCCCAAGGTAAGGTTCTATCGTATCTGCATAGGTACAACCCCACCGAAGAAAAACCTGTGTTTTGAGTCCTGTAAGTTTTGGTCGACTATCCAATAGGTGTTGCAAATTCATAGTGCACTGTTCCCAAAGAATTGGGGGAGCCTCCCACACAGTCCGGAACCAGGCATCCTCAAACTTTGAGTTGTGAGCATACTTTGGTATATCTCGATCACGCAGGATATTCAATACTATCGTCCTTATGGTTGCTTCTTCGGATGGAACTTTCCAATACCAACTTCCCACAGGGAAGGCAAAAGCATCATCAACCGACTGACTCATACCAATAGTGAAAATCTTCGACCCTTCAACATAGGGGCGGAGTCGGTTTGTTTCAATGTCAACGACAACAGCGCGCTTGTTCTCTTGTACTTGCTCTAGTGCATCCTTCACTGAATCAAAATCCAACAACATCCTGACATACTGTCTAGCGTCATCTTTCACTGGTGGGTTGAGTGAACAAAAGGACATTGCTCTACTCAACTGAGCATCGAACACCTCAGGTAGTATCCCATCGTCAATACGCAGTACATAAGACGGGTGGAATAAGGGTACCACCCAACAGTCAAACTTGTAACTCGGTATGCACTGACCAACCAAGGATCTGAAATGGAATATTTGTGAATGAAATGTTTCCTCAAAAAAGAATGACTGTAGTGCAACAGCACCCAGTAACCAAACAAACCTTGGTTTCAAATCCTCAAGAGTTTTCTTGAGATTAGGATAGCACAACTTTATCTCTTTCCGTGTGGGTGTACGATTCTTGGGTGGGCGACAGATGATAGCATTTGTCTTCCAACAATCTCTCTCAAGATCAATTCCAACTCGCTGCAGTCGTTCCCTTAAAAACTGTCCAGCCTTCCCAATCAACTGAATACCACGATCATCTTCAGTTTGTCCAGGAGCTTCAGCAACAATAAGGATTTTCATCCGCCCCTGCCCAGTAAAAGGCATCTTCGGTGAATTGCAGGATTCATATAAACCACAGGCCTCACAACCTTCTACTAGACTAGGTTTTGTACTTTGTCGCTGCCTGGGAACCTTTTCGGTCCTAGACTGTGCAGTCTTCTTAGTAGGGGCCGAACGGCCCTCTTCATAGAAAAAACCCTTCATTGGAACTCCTGCTAGGTTCTGAGCAAAACTATGTGTTCAGCTTTTGGACCGAGGAGGTACAAACGATCTGTACCAATCAATGACGATGTAAGGAGATGTAGAGCCTTAGCAAGGAAGTCTGGGTGGACTAGAAAGGAAAACACACGCTCCTCTGTACTCCTTCGTTTCAAGGAACTCAGCGGTAATTCCTTCTTGAACCATCCCAACTCGTTCTCACCAGTACAAATAACTTTGTTCTGTCCCAGATCTACTGTTACAGTAACAATCTTATCAACATCAAAAATCTCTTGTTGAAAAGATGCTACATCCTCGAGATTTTTCTCAAAACCCTTCGGGAAAGTGACTCGCTGAAAACTATCATACTGCTCACTTTCAAATAACTGTGCTACCTGGGGATACTGAACGATTTTTTCCCTGAAAAAGAAATACCCACCGTTCTCCATACGAAAGCAAACATAACCACCATACTTAGCGTAACTAGTAATCTTGAGTCCTGACAATTTAACAACAACTGTAGCAGGAAGATAGAAGGGAACCGGGACCTCACTTTCCATCCTGTACCTCGTCACCCGTAAATTGTCTGAAGACACAACTGCATTACCTTCAACCAAGACACCATACAAGTATGGATGAAGCCTGTCTTTACTCATGGAGTAACTACAAAACTTCACTGCATCACTAAAGTCATCAGGAAGATTAATAAAAGTATTTGTTTCTACTACTGTCTGCTCAGCAATAAAATCAAGGGGCAACTCAGCGACTACCCGTAGTCCTGCAGTGGTACCTTGACTAAAAACCTTAACCTCATTCTCACCATCCTCATAGGAAAGGACAAGTGTTTCAGTCGGCACCCTTGAGACAACATTTAACAGATTTGCAAAACTCACCCCAGCTTGGAATCCAAATTCGGTAGGGAAAATGAAACCATCAGTGCCCGAGTAAACCACAAACCGATCAGGAAAGAAAATACCACAGGACTGGTAGCCAGCAACGACGGGCCCCGCCATCCGTGCACTTGCAGAACAAAGATTAAGTGCCTCAAGAAAACTTGCTTTGGTAATTGTTACTTCCATTTACCTACCCCTTCCCTTTTTCTTTATTTTCCATTCCTGCAGAGATGTCTCCTTTATTGCTAAAATGTGATGCTCAATAGAAGACAAACCATCATAAAAGGAAACAAGCCGATCGAATTCTTCCCCATACTCAGCAAAGAAGACCCGAAACTCAACATCCGAATCGAACTCCGTAAAACCAGAAAAAGAACCTGCACCTGCATTTAACATTATCATTCTAACAAACCTCTCTTGGGAGTTGATAGGGTCTGGTACACTGACCACGGCCACTCAGGTAATTGTTTAGTCAAACCCATGAAGAAGTACAAATTCGCTTTTGCTCTAAGAAAAGATGAATTGGAAATCCCTTCAACAGTTGGGTAAATGACTCTTGTACCTTGCTTATTGGCGAATAACTCCCCAGTCTTCAACTTGTATCCTTCTGGAACATCTTTCTCTTCTGACTCACCAACAGGGATACCAATAGAGCTCAAGTAATCTACGACATATTCATTATCAACACCTTGCAGATTCCGTATGTGCCTGTCTGCAACACTCTTATAACGACTGTTTGCAATCTTCTCTGTAACAGGGATCAAAACTGGATTTATCAAAAAATCATACTCACCAGAACTTCGCTTCCTCCTAGGTAGTAATAATCGACCATATGCTGCATTCTTTTTCCAACTTGTACTATCAACACTAAACCAAGGGTACCGAGAAACGAGACTGACCATGGTCAAACCAAATCCATGAACCTTTGCTCTGGGCATACCTTTACTATCTGTAAGGTACTTGATCCAAATATTATCGAGAATGGGTTGAAGCGATGCTGCAGAATTGGGGATCATACCTCCTAATGCGATAAACCCATACTCCCTGTCTATTAGATTTTTTAACCAAATTTCATCGCACCCAACATGAAAAACAGGGATCGGTGTTAGTCCATAGGATTCAAGTTCTAACTGATTAGCCCAAGTTTCTTCAGGATTATTGACAACATCCAGGTTTGCATAGTAGTCAATCCTATTCTTATTCTCCAGAAGAAACTCAATGTACTTTTGCTTGTACTTCTTATAAGTATCACTTTCAAGGAACCCAAAGTCATCAGCGTGGCGGTTCTCAAAAGTAGTACCCATAAAGTACTGTCTCTTATTGGTCTTCAGTACCTTATCACGAACAAACTTATTGTAGATGCTTGGGGCACCTGAATCAACGAAAAGCACAGCCATTTCAAATCACCTCTCTGAGAACACGAACTATATTAAGAATTGCCTGCTCACCCCTCAGGATAAGAAACTCACGACCAGTTGTGACTGATTTTGATCTTGACCAAGAATCCCAATCATCCATCACCTGTTCTACAAGAGCTACACTTTCACCATAGTCACCGAACAGGAGGCAGTCGGGGTACAACTCAACATAACTCAACCGCCTAGGGCCTATTGGAATACAATCATAGAAAAACGCTTCCTGCTGGGCAATGCCCCATGTCTCTTGATCAGCGTAGGAAACAGCAACTTTTGACTTCGCCAAGAGTTTATAGTACTCTTCTTTTGTTGTTGTTTCCTGCTTTGTCTTGAGGAACGACCACTGGGGATACTTTCGTTTCAGATCGTTTCCAAGCTTATCAAACAACTGTGGGTTTTTCTCTGAGTCAAGTCGGTGAGGAAAAACAACAATATTCTCTTTCTCAACATAGGAAAAATCAGGCAGTTGGCTCTTGTAGAGAGGCAATCCAGTAATGAAAATCTTCTTGGGATTTATTCGACGATTCTTTATAAGTAACTCCTTATGAAACTCCGTTGCAACACAGACAAAATCGACGAACTCAAACCAACTGTTTTCTAAGTGTTCACCCCATGAACCCATTCCACGCTTACTCAGGAAGTCATAAGGATCATATGTTCCAGCATGCAGGATGCCTCCAAGTTTAAACTTCAAACCAGCGCCTTGCCTGACATACTGAAGGGCTTCCAATCCTGGGAACCACAGATCATGAAAGAACACAATTGTATCCTTCGTCAGTTTCTTCTCATAGGCCAGTTTGATAATCTTTCCTAACTGAGAGAACTTGAAGTAGTTTGTACTGTAGACATCAAGGAAAGACCCAGTCGAGATCTTCTCGGTGAGAGTATCACCACAGATAGTTTCAAAGTCAACTCCGAGGTTAGAAAATACGCTGGGGAACCATGTGTTCCACTGAGCAGAGTACCGCTCTTCTAAACTTTCAATTGGGACATTCAGTATTTTCATTCGATCACACCTATCCGCGAAGAAATTGCTAGGAAAGTGGCTGTCTCACCAATACTGATGCCTTGGTGCCGTTGAATGACTTCTTTCACTGACTCACCACCACGAACATAAAACTTCCACGGATCTACTTTGTAAATTTCATACCACTGGCGGTCGTCTTCTTTTAGTTGTCTTACATTTTCAATCTTACTGTTGAGGAACGAATGAGGTATAAAACTAGGAAGGAGCCTGACTGGTCGTGACGAAATGCTTTGGCCTGAAGCCCTCAATTCTTCTTCGCCCCGAACACCATGGTAAAGTTGAAAGAACTGGCCCAACCCACCTTCGGTAGAATTCGTTGCAATACGACCGTAGAGCTCATGCAATTCATATCCATACTTCTTCAAAAACAAACCTGTCTGCCTTAGTGACTGGATAGTTTCCCCAGGGAAAAAAGTCATTGTCAGCCAAAATATGTTGACATTTGTACCTTTCATCACCTCGGCCAGGTGAAGGTAATTCTCCAGGCCATGCTTGCCCATGGCCTTGTTGAGTTTTGGGTCCGCTGATTCCAATCCAACCTCTATCAACTTGATCCCCGCATCTTCAAGTAGGTGACTCCCGTACTGTCTAACGAATCGCAGAACTGTGTGGACACTGCCTAGAACAATCAAATTAAACCCTTTTCCGACAAGCCCCTGTAGAATCCTATTAGCCCTCTCAATGTCAAAGAAGAAATCCTCATCTGTGAGATGGATATTCTTATAACCATAGGAATCACACTTCTCAAAACTCTTCAGAACCTCATCTTCAGTCAAGACAACCCTGTAAGAATCACAGTTAACAGACACAGGGCAGAACCGACACCGATTTGAGCACCCATAAGATGTAAATAAAGGGTACACCTGTCCTGAATACTTCGTCAGGTGCATGTCGCAGTCACTAAGAAGAATGTAACTAAAATCATTGTAGTAGTCGACATACTCCTTAATGCCTGTTTTGATCAACTCTGGAGGAAGCACAAAACTGGGTAACCGTTCGTGCTCAATCAGGGGTGTGTACCCAAAGAAATAAACTTCACTGTCAGAAGGGAGGTACCTATTCAGTACACGACAGGCATCAATTTGAGGATATGACCATAATCCAACAAAGTACTTCTTTGCCTTTGGAAGAAGGTCAATCTGCGTGCAGGAAAAATCCTCGTAAAAAAGGCCACTCTGTCCTCCCGCTTTAAGCGCTGAGTAAAGAATGTACGGGCTGTAGCAAAAAGAACCCCTATTAAATTCAGGTGACGCTGGATCAATAATAATGAAGTCATATTCGCTCATAGACAGCCCCATTTTCATTATCCTCAAATACACTTACTTTTGAAGCGTTGAACCTGTCAGCAAGTCTCTCAGCCAACACTTCACAAGAGGTAGAACCTAAGTCATACCCCAGTCCAGCAAGGAACTGATCAACTTCTGTTTTGAGCATAATGAACTCAACTTCTCTATCAAGTGTGGTCTCAACCCATACTTCAATAAAGAACTTATGTCTGTGGGGGTCCTTCAGAAAAGAAACTTCAGGGAATGGACACGAAGGCCAACAATGCAGGGCTTCTTTCTCTGTACGGATAACAACAAACGATCTTCCAGCCATAGCAAACCTCCTAGGATTATCATTTTATCCTACTCAGGAACTCATCCTTACATCCATTTTCGTTTGTATAAAAAACACCTGTAGTGGCAATCGCTTCGTAAGGAGAACCATACTTACGAACACCCCTCATTTCTTTACATAGGTGCCTACCCCACATTACAAGGATGGATCCTTTTGGGCACACAACTGAATCAATATGGTCAACAACTTGCTGAACGAGGCGTTCTGCAATTTGTAACCTTCCAGCAAAATAATCAATTGTCCGTGCAATCTTACTTGCACCCAACAGGTACTTGTCAGGAATGTAACCAAATGCATACTCCCCAAAAAAAGGGACAATATGGTGCTCACAGTAAGAGAAATAATAACCCTTATCAATTAGCATCTGATTGTAGACAACGCCGTCCTCACAGTTTGGGAAAATTGTTAGCCTTGGGATTTTACTCTGATCATACCCAATGAAAAACTCTGCGAACATGCGGGCCACTCGGGCGGGGGTGTCAACTAACCCCCGCCTTTGTGGATCCTCCCCAAGAGCAACAAGAAGTTGTCTGATTAGTTCTTCAATCGTTCTTGTCTGCTCAGTCATAGGTTGCTAACCTTTCTGAGCAATTGACTTGTAGATCTTGACCCGCTTCCCAACGAATGCAACATCAGTGATACCTTTCTTGGCGTAGATATCAACAAATTTGGCAAGGATTTCTTCCTCTGACTTTCCAGCCGCCAAGAGTTCTTGCATCAGGGCAATGTTACTGCCTTTCTTCTGATCCTTGGATTTAGGTTTGGTGGATTTCGTGGCTTTGGTTTTCGTCTTCTTCTCAGGCTTCGGATCAGGCACAGCATCACCTTCACTGGGGCTGGCTGCATCCCTGAGTGAATTGTAGAGTTCAATAATAGTCGTAGGAATCTGCCCTTCATCTTCTTCAGGAATTGATTCCACTGCCGACATGAACAATTCAACCAGGGCCGGCCCTTCAACACCATCATAGTCGATGGCCGCTGCAAGAAGATCTGTACTGTTCAATCTCTCAAGGGCCTCTTGAATGGGATTCTCAGCCGACGACGATTTGGATCCTTTCTTCACTCTCTTTACTTTTGCCATACTACTTTTCCTCCTTCAAGGGTTAGTTTAGGACTTCTCTCTAATGTCTGTCCTTATTCTTAGTATAGTAAGGTTTAAGAAATTTTACCTCTCTTCCCCAACTTTTACCTCAGGCCAGATAACCTTATGAATCTGAAGGTTTACAATGACTTCCCACAACTTTGAATCTAAAACCCACTTCACCAGCACCTCACAAGGAAGTCTTCCAAAGGAAGGGCTAACGGCAAACAAAGCATCGCACCCACCTGCCCGTAACAGTGCTGAAACCTCAATCATCCTCTCAAAATCTTGCCTATCTTGAACAACAAACTTCACGAAATCTTGAGGCATCAAATCTTTAAATCGACTTATTTTCATTAAACCTTCCATTCCAGAAGAGGGTAACTTGTAGTCAACGACCCAACTATCTACATAGTCCAGAGCATTCTGAAAAGGTATATCCACAGCGCCGCTTGTCTCAACTGTGATTGCTACCCTGTAAATCTTTTTTACAAGGTACTTCACCAAATCCAAAAAATCAGTTTGAAGTAATGGTTCTCCTCCAGTTATTGTCACTTTGGGACAGCCAATACTATCCACAACATCAACAATCTCTTCTACTGTCTTTTCTTGTCCTGAATCCATCTCTTGAGCGTAGGTCGTATCGCAGTAAGTGCACCTGCAAATGCACCCAGCTGTTCGGATGAAGGTTGAAGGTTTCCCTTGATGATACAAGGAAACTTCACCATCAATTGAATTGAAGATAGAGTAAATTTTCATTAGGCCCTCCAAATTGCTGAGGACCCAGGGGTCTCCCAAACCTGCACCCGAATTAACTTTGCGTCAGTCCCCAGTCCACTAATCTCCCATTCGAGTTGCTCAGCAATCCACAAGGCCATCCGTTCTGCTGTAGCAGCAATATAATTAAATTCAGGCGTCCCAAAACTAAAGAAGTCAGTCAAATCCTGATGGTCAAGCTTATCAATAACTTTCCGCCCTACCAATTCCTTCAGATCACCAAAATCAATGATCATCTGATAACTTGAGGCTTCCTGATCTCCATTAAGTGAACCGGAAACTTCAACCTCAAACTCATAGTGGTGGCCATGCAGGTTCTTGCACTTTCCTTTATGATACTTCAACTGATGGGCCGCTTCAAATGAAAATCTCTTACACACCGATAGCGTCATCTGCTTTTTCCTCTCTTTCTTCTTTCTTCAGAAAACCATATCCAACGTATTCTGAATCCAATAGAACCTGTCCATCAGAAAGTTTCTGCAACAATGCAACTTCTGCCTTCTTAGAAAACTCTTTCCAACGATGAGCTACAACACCGACCCGCAGTACACCCAAATCTTTTTCCACTGGTGTCTGATTCAGGGAAAACATAGCGTCCACATGGGCCAACTTACGAATATCGTCGCTTGTATCAACATCCTCAACGGTCCTTTTCTTGATACTGACCCTGTTTGACTGTGATGCTGTTACAACTAGGGCGTGCTTTTTCTGTGCAAGACCTTTTAACTTCTTCCAGATATCGTCAAGCCTCCCACGGGAATCTAACCGAGTATCCTCGGGAGCAATAATATCAGCGTAGTCAATGACAATAACATCAGGTACGAAATCTTCAGTGTACTCAAGGTTATCTAAGTCACGCTCTATCTGTTGAAGTGTAGCGGTGTAGGCCGGGTAACTCTTTAAGCGATACTGACCACCAAAAGTTGCTGTAAACGAACTAACTTTCTCTTTCAATTCCCTCAAAGGCAGTTTCCGTTTCACTACTTTTTCAAACCCAACCCAAGGCACAAATTCTTTATAATGTTCAGGATGATTTCTACAGTAGGTGCAGGACTGTTCTTCACGAAATGGGAGCTGGCAAGAGTTGTTCATACCTCTAAGGCAAACAAAAATGGGGTAGTCAACCTCACCCTCATCCTTTGGATACGCCGCCACTCTCTTGTAGGTTCTTGATGCTGTTCCTTCTTCACTCATTTCAATTGAGATAAAGACAACATTGAGTTTTGCAACAATGCTCTGCAAAGAAACTTCCTGAAGGATCCATGTTTTACCACGCTTCATGGGTCCCAAAAAACCAACTAACCACCCTCTCTCGAACCCACCTAGTAACCGACCGATCTTCCCAGGGAAACGGAACAGGAAGTCCTGCCCTTCCTCATCTTCACTTTTCTGAAACTTAGTCTCGTAAACATTTTCAATCATCTTCTCAGAAAACGGATCAACCCATCCTGACATCTTACTTGCAATTTGCTTATAGTTCTGAACGGTTTTCTGAGCCAGTGGTAACTTGCCTGCACCAACAGCCACTAAAATTGTGTTTGCCGTATGTACAAGATGGCGCTCGGTAAAGTACTCAATTGTCTTGTCATAAAGAATCTTCCCATTAAAAACACCTTCGCGCTCAAACTGAGATGACAGGCCACTCAGAAAGTCTCTGATCAGATCAGTATCCTCAGGCCCTAAACTTCCTTTCTCAATATCAAACAAATATTGGATGTTCTCTTTTGGGGCCTCTAAATACCTATCGTAGTAACCCTTGATCCAACCAATCACGGGTCTTACAAAATCAAGTTGAAAAAAGTTAAGGTCAATGAGAGGAAGAACACTCTTACCATACTCTGAACTCACAATCAATCCAGTAAGTATCTTCTTCTCAATCTCAGTATCCACCCTCCTTCTTCTCAGACGCATCAGCCCCCCCTTATCACTTGGACAATATCAGTATAGACAAGTTTAAAAATTCTTTAGCGGTAACCTACAATTTCCTTGCCCTTAAATACAGGCAAACCATAACAGACCTTTTCTTCAGGTTTTGCTACACCTTGCGAAAACAAGTAAGATGGGAACCGTTCACCAAACGTAAGATCAGAACAGAAAAAGCCCGTTGTAATCTTTTTTGTGTCTCCGTTCACACTCTCTAATATACACTCACCCAACATCCGAACCATTTCTAACTCAGGTGATTGAACTAATTCTGTCAACCACAAGTTGCCCTTGTTCTCTTCAAAGAATTCCATCAACCGTACTGAGGCTTTTCGGAAGTCGTTCTCTTGTTTTGGAGTAGGCTTGACTGAAAGGGAACCACAGATGTTTTCTTTCCACCAGTTTCGTATTTGTGTTGTTACCTGAGGGTGCTCATCCGGAATGCGTTTCAGGGCTTCTTTGACTGTTTTGGGGGGTTCCAAATAGGAAATAAAAAAACTTTTTGATCCATTTCTACTAAAGGGATTAAACAAAAATTCACTTAACCGAATCTTCCTCAGATACTGCTTATATGTACCTTCTTGTGGTTCGTAATTTGGATCAGTAGCAGCAAGAGAAAAGTTTTTCATTGCTTGTTTAATCTCTTCCGTAGAGAATGACCTATCCCAAAACGCTTCAAAGCCAGCCCTATCGGTAAACAATCGACCTGTCCGAAGCCACTTCAATGCCTGAACTGTTTTGGCAAAGCTTCTTGTTGTTTTAGCTGGAAGCTTCAGGCCCAACGATTCCCAATAGGAAAGGAGACCCTGAACTGTACTGGGAATAGAAACGGGTTTTGGGTTGGGTTTTAATGGAAGTAGTTGTGCTCGGTTTTGCTTCATCTTTTCGGCCTTAGTACGCCGCTTCAATTTAGGTGGATGTTTATCTGAATCAGATGAAAGAGAGTCCAGCGATCGGCCTGCAGGGCCGTTCTTCTTTTCGTTAGAAAAGAAGCTAGTTTCTTCTTCTTCATTCATTATTATTTTATTTATTATTATGGGCTGAGAATTTCTTTGGGACAACCCTGAGATTTTCTCAGGGTTACCTGCAGGATTTTCACAGGAGGTAACTTCACCCTCAGAACTGTTACCTTCAATGACCTTTTTCCTTACAGCCAATTCATATTCCTTTATAAGATCACCATAAACCTGACGATTAAAGGTGTAGTAATTCCTGCGGGGCAGGCCTCGTGCTTCCACTTCTATGACACCCACCTCAGTCAACTTTTTTATGATTGCAGTTTGTGTCCAAGCACTCAAATCCACCCGTTTTGTCAATTCAGTCTGGGAACAATAAAAGGGTTCATCGTAATCAATAAGGCCTTGCCGAATGAGGTATTGTTGCCACGCCCTGAGTTCAGCTAACCAGACGGCCGTTGATAAACCGAATTTTAGTGCAATTGCTTTGTGTACTTTCCAATAACTTGCATTTGAAAGTTCTGATTCAAGACTATCAAATACTACTGGGTCCATAGCACGACTACCTCCATAAACTAAATTATATCTGATGAGGCTTCCGACAAGAGATTGTTTGCATAAGGCGGGGTCAAACTCAACTCATGGAAGCCTCACCATCAATCAGTATAAATTTGCATACACCATTATAAATGATTTTAAACAACTTTTTGTATATTTTTTTTTCAGGCCTATTCTAAATCTATTCTAGCAACAGTCTATAATGAAGAAACATTTTAGAGCCCAGAAAACTTCAGGAACTCACCGAAGTTATTTACAAAACTGTTAGATCTAATAAAATTAAAGGGTTACTACTTTTTTAAAATTTTTCCCCGTTTTACTCAAGTCTCCAAATCTAACCATTTGATCTTGTTTAGGAAAAAAGGTGTCATTTTTATTAACTTTTACTTGTGTTTTTTCCCTATTTATTTTACATATATATAACAATATGTTAGTTTTTGATCTTTGAAGGGAGGCAAGGGGCATTATAGACCTGGCGGATGTCGCCAGGGGGGCTGCCCACCCCATCAAATAGGGGACCCAAAATCCCCCGTGCTCTATGACAACACAGCTGGGTCGGTCGCCATTACAGCCAAGGGGGCGACGTCATTGAAGCTATAAACCCTACCAGCGACACAATAACCCGGGAAAACAATAAACGATAAATCTTGCCTTTTGCGCTGATCATTTTCCTTATTATAGTAGCCCACCCAGGCCATCCAGGTAATCCCCCAATGAGAGCATACTTGTTTGAGGGGGTGGCGAAACGGGTGCCAGTAAGCGGTGAAGTCGGCAAGGGTAGTCGGGCATTGTGACGGAACCACCCAGTAACTGGGGTCGGGACGAACAACCAGCCGAACTAGGCTGAAGGCTTTGATCAAAGGAGGTGCAAAGCTGGAACCAATGGTGAATAACCCGACATATAAGCGGGGCTGGGGCGGATGGCCCATCTTGAAAGAGATGCCTGGACTTCTAGTTTGGTTGACTGAGGGGGATCGAACACTTGGTTTCATTTTCTCGATTCCCTTATTGTAAATCAAACAAGGAGGTATGGTTTATGAGTTGGAAGCCGATGTCATATGAAGACCAAAGGGCAACGGTTTTGGAGTTCAAAAAAAGGTTTCCTAGATATCAAGGGTTGGATATCAGGACCCAACGTAAAGTATTGGACGGTGAGTTAGTCATCGTCTTGAGTTAAACAAACCAAACAAGGAGGAAAGTAAAATGGAAAGGAGAGGAAACAAACTGGTCGTTGTTGGACAGAAAATTGTCCGAGGGAACAACACTAGGGAATCCTTTCTGGACAGGGTAACCAGAGACAACCAATTGCAGTCCTTTTTCACTAAGGTTGTTTCTGGTCAGCAAGAAAACCCTGTGTTTGAAAGGAACGTCATTTTCATTGGTACACCGAATCTGTCCGGGGTGCCAGGAAGAAAAGGATTAGCAACAGAAGCCATCCCTGAACTCCGAGAAACAAGTGTACGGCGGGGCAGGCGTGGTTATTACCGACGGGTAAACCGTCGGGTGGAGCCCCCACGATTGTACGCCAACACAGTTAACAAAAGCATTCCAAGGGAACCTGCAATCAAATTTGGTTTTGGGCCTCACAAGATTGCTTTTGCAATGTTCTACAAGGAAAGCAAAACACTGGTTTGCTCTGACCTGAACACTATGGATCCTAATCATGCTTGTTATTTCTTCAATAGCGTGATGACTCACCTTCATAGTAACAACCTGATTGAACCAGTACCTCAGCCGGATCCTGAAGAGGCACTTGAGTCGCAGGCAACAGTGATGAGGAAGATCATTGAGATTCATGATGGTCAAAAAGTTGTTTTTGAAGTCCCGAAGAAACAAGTCATAACAACAGTCGGGTGCGACCCCGAATTTGAGTATGTTGATTCTAATGATCAACCTATTCGTGCCCCTGAGCAGTACAGAGGGGTTGGGGCAACAATTCCTATCGGAGTGGATGGCGCTGGTGCTCAGATTGAGCTTCGGCCGAAAGAGTCAACTAATCCGAAAGATGTAATTGAAACATTGAAGAAACTCTTCCAAAAGATCAGGAATGAGAATCCTTCAGCAAAGCTTTCGGTGAAGGGTGATCGGTGGCCATTAGGTGGTCATATTCATGTTGGGGTTGGTGGTTCATACCACCCACACAGTGATTTGGTGTTCTTGCTTGACCATTTCGTTGGAAAGAAAATTATTGATCTGTCAGGTACAGCAAGACAAAACTACCGAAACCTGGGCGCTGTCAGGGAGCAGCCTTGGGGATTTGAATATAGGACGCCCCCAGCAGCGGTTTTTCAGTGGCCGGAATTTGCAAGGTTGGCCATGAAGGCTGTCCAGAACTTGACTGAGAAATTCATCAATGGCCTCAGGATGGTTTTCAATGAGAATCTTCAATTTGAAGATTATTGGAACCATTGTGGGTTCACACCAAGGGAGTTTGAGAAGTGGAACATGTTCATCGAACACTTCGCTGACTTCCTCGATTCAAGCAAGCCATACAAGAAGGACGTAATCACTTGTTGGATTGGCGAAAAACCTTATGTTGTTCAGCCTGATCAGAGTGAGACCATTCGTCCTAGACAGGATGGGCCTGTTCCTCCTATTCAGGACGAGCAGACTTTGGAAGAAACTTTGGAAGAAGTTACACCACGCAGGATTTCCATTCAGGATGATTGGGAATCTGATGTTAGGGATCGCCTGGTAAGGTTGATTGATTTGAACCTGCCTGCTCAGCAATACCCTAACTTGAGGGTTCGGATTTTCGGTCTTTCTGAACAGCGTGGCGCTGTCACCTTTGGCTATTCGGTTAATCCTTGCCAAAGGCTGAACGAAGCTGACTTCCCGGCTTGGAGGGAAGCGTTTGGTGTGCCTTATGAAGTGCGGATGGACAATGTTGGTCGGGATGTCGTTCAAGGACACCTTGTCAGCCTTGTTACTGCAATCACAACGCAGGAACGGAACAGAACCCAACAATCCAATTCCACAGAAGAATTTGACAATTGCTGGGATTCCAACACGGATGGTTTTGGCTGTGCTTGGCGATCTGTGAGAAACGAAAGTTGACCACTACTGATGATGAAGCTCCGTTTTAGCTGAAAAGGTCGGTCACAAGGCTTTCCTTGTGGCCTTCCTTTTGAGTTAAAATAATAAACCAAACAAGGAGGAAGAAAATGTGTATCATTGCGATCTGTGAGAAACGAAAGTTGACCACAGAAGAATTTGACAATTGCTGGGATTCCAACACGGATGGTTTTGGCTGTGCTTGTTGGGACGGGTCTGTTGTCAAATTCGGAAAGGGTTTCATGGAGAAGGAAGAGGCAAGAACGATTTATGAAGCGCTTCCTCTTCCCCATGTGGCCCATTTTCGGATTTCGTCAGCTGGTGGTGTTAGGCCTGAGTTGACGCATCCGTTCTTGGTCACAGAAGATTCCCCAATCACTTATGTTGGGGAAACAAAAGGGAAAGTGTTGTTCCACAACGGGACAATAGCAGACTACAAAACCTTGTTGACTATCCTAATGATGTTTACAGGAAAGTTGCCCGAAGGCCCGATCAGTGACACCAGAGTGTTTGCAATGGCTCTGGCAAAAGCAGGCAACGGCCTCTTTGCGATATATAGTTCGCAAAGGTTCGTTGTTGTGTCACCTGAAGGTTTTGAGAAGTATGGTGAGTGGGAGGAAGAAGAGGGGATTTTCTTTTCCAATTCAACATACCGAAGCAACCCTGTTGTGCCTTCGGCATCCATGATGGATGGTTATTGGTACAAAGGGCAATACTGCCGTTTCGGGGAATCGTCCTCAAAAAACTGCAAACAGTGTAGCTGGTATCTCAGTGACATGGTGTGTTACCTGAGGGGAGATCTCAAGGATCTCTACACCTGTTCACAGTACACAACCGAAGATGTGTCCTTTGATGATGATGATGAGGAAGAAGAGGAAAAAAGGGCGCCAAGAAGACGGCGTATAGCAAGAAAAGTAATCAAAAGAAAAGTAATCAAAAGAAAAGCAAACCACTAACCAAACAAGGAGGAAAGTAAAATGGGAACGAAAGCACAGTATGTTGTGGAATTGATGGAACAGCCTCTTGAGTATCCCGAAGCTGCTCTTGAAGCAGTCAAGGAATTCAAGGCAAAGAACCTGAAACTTCGGAACCTGCCTGAAGCTGAGCGTCTTCCGGGTCAGTTGACGATCATGCACGAAATGATCGACAAGCTGAGTGATGCTTACAACATCACCAGGGTGAACTTCAATTTCTTCGGTGGGTGGGCCCATTTCAACCGAGACTCGAACACCATCTACCTGGGAGGCAAGTTTTCCATTATCACCTGCCTTCATGAGTTTGCCCATGCCCTGCGGTTTCACTGGGGTCTCAATGAAGGCAGGATCAAAGAAGAGACCATTGCTCGTCACTGGTCTGTCTTGCTGTTCAAGACTCTCTTCCCCATCGCTTATGAAAACCTGGTGATGTGGGAGGGTTCGACCGGACCTCACGACTTCTGCCTGGTCCGTCCTCGTTAGTAGATTCAAGATCAGATCCAACTTCGGTTGGGTTTGGTCTTGAAGTACTAACAAAAACCAAACAAGGAGGAGAGAAAATGGAACTGGTAAAAGAAGGAAACATCTTCGTAGCCAAGTCCACTTTCGCCGAAAAAGATATCCCAAAGAGTGCCAAGTTTCGTTGGGATCCTGATCGGAAAAGATGGTGGACGCAGTTCCCTGAGAACGCCTATCGGCTCATAAACTTCGCCACTGGTGAAGCCAAAGATGAGCTGGTGAGATGGAAAGAAGAAACGGAAGAGAAGCTTGAGGCTTCCCAACGGGTTTCTTCGGAGGTCGACATTCCTCATCCTGAGGGGATCGATTATTTTCCATTTCAGAAGGCCGGGATTGAGTTTGCCATGAAGTCCCAAAACATCCTCATTGGGGATGAAATGGGGTTGGGCAAAACAATTCAGGCCATTGGTGTGATCAATGTTGATCCCAGTATTTTCAATGTTGTCGTGATTTGTCCGGCTTCGTTGAAAAGGAACTGGGAGCGGGAACTGAAGAAGTGGTTGGTCAGGGACATCCCTGTCCATGTTGTTAATTCTTCGGATGTTCTTCTGGAAGGCATTAACATCATCAACTATGACATCCTCACAAAGTTCCCTGGACTTCAGCATTTTGAATGGGACCTGGTCGTCGTTGATGAGTGCCACAAAACAAAGAACCCGAAGGCAAAGAGAACCAAAGCAACACATGGTCTGAAAGCAAGACGGAAGATTTACATGACTGGAACGCCTATCGTGAATCGTCCGATTGAACTTTGGCCCATCGTGAACACTTTGGCTCCGGACATTTTCCCAAGCTTCTTCCCTTACGCAAAGCGGTACTGCAATGCTCAGCAGGGAAGATACGGTTGGGACTTCAGCGGTGCATCTAACCTGGACGAACTTCAGCGAAAGCTGAGGATGTCCATTATGGTGCGTCGTTTGAAGAGAGATGTTTTGACGGAACTTCCTCCGAAGGTTCGTCAAATTATTGCCATTGATGGTGAAGGTGAAATCCTTGACCTTATCGAGCGGGAAAAGCGTGCTTATGAAAGGGTCAAGGAAAGGTTGGAAGAACTTCAGGCAAGAGTTGATGAAGCCCTTGCTTCTGGAGATGATGCAACTTACAAAGAGGCTGTCAGGCTTCTCCGGCAGGGGAATTTGGCGGCTTTCACCGAAATGGCAAGAGAACGCCATGATGTTGCCGTTGCTAAGATTCCTTATGTCATTGAACATCTGAATGAGGTGCTCGAAAGCAATGGCAAGGTTGTTGTGATGGCTCACCACCACGATGTTGTTGAAGGGATCAGGGCTGCTTTCCCTGATACTTCTGTTGTTCTCACTGGTGAGACTCCGATGGAAGAAAGACAGAGGAATGTGGATCGATTCCAAAATGATCCGAGCATTCAACTGTTCATTGGATCGATCACAGCGGCAGGTGTTGGTATCACATTGACTGCTGCTAGCAAAGTGGTCTTTGCTGAACTTGATTGGGTTCCGGGAAACTTGACCCAAGCCGAAGATCGCTGTCACCGCATTGGACAGCATGATTCGGTTCTGGTGCAGCACATTGTCATGGATGGGTCGCTTGATGCTCACATGGCCTACATCCTGGTGAACAAGCAGGAAGTCATTGAGCAGGCAATGGACGATGTCCAGATGCCTGAAGTCATCCCTTTTCAGGAAGTGAAAAAGGATGAGGAAGTGAAAGCAAAACCTGCACCTGATGTTGATATGGTTGAGCTTCAGCGGAAGAAGGATCTGGTGCTTCATGGGCTGAGGATGATCGCTGGTATGTGTGACGGTGCGAGGAACCTTGATGGTTGTGGGT